CCTAACTCTAGCGAAGATATTAAGCAAGCACATGCTGCTGCAATAGAGAGTTACGTGGAAGACTTTGTTGGTTTAAGAGAAAATAATTATGGTAGCATGTACTTTCAAAAAACTTTAGAGGATTGGAGCTCTTTTGATATAAACAATAGAACTAAACACGATGCTTCTATAAGCTCTGGTCTAGCTATAATGGCTTGTAATAAGAACAGGTATACTCCTGTTGCTAAATTGTCTAAAAAGTCTATGAACTTAGGAATTAAAAAATATGATAACACTGGTTATTCTTCAAAAATAATATAAATGATAGCTAACGCAAATAACAATAGTTCGTTTCCAGATCAAGTAGTACCTGAAGCAGAAAAAAATACATACGAGTATGGCTTGAGAGTCGGTCAAGCTATAGAATATGAATGGTTTAGAAACAATAGAGGTTACAGTGATAGGTTTGCAACTAATTATAGCAACTTCCACAACTTAAGGCTTTATGCTAGAGGTGAACAGTCTATACAAAAATATAAGGACGAACTATCCATTAATGGGGATTTATCATATTTGAATTTAGACTGGAAGCCAATACCTGTTATATCTAAGTTTGTAGATATATTAGTTAACGGATTATCACAGAGGAGTTACGAAATAAGTGCTTACGCTCAAGATCCTGACTCTAACAAGTTAAGAACAGATTATGCCAATGATATATATTTAGACATAATAACTAAAGACTACGACGACAAAGTCAAACAATTAACAGGTATGGACTTAACTAAAAGTCCACAAGGTGAAGATTCACCAAAAACTTTAGATGATTTAGACCTGCATATGCAGTTAGATTACAAACAGTCTATCGAAGTGGCGGAGGAAGAAGCTATAAACTTTGTGTTGGATAAAAACAAATATGATTTAACTAGAAGAAGAGTAAATTATGACCTGTGTGTTTTAGGTATAGGTGCAGTTAAAACAAACTGGAATAGAAGTGAAGGTATAACAGTAGACTATGTAGATCCTTCTTGTCTTGTTTATTCATACACTGACGATCCTAATTTTGAAGACATATATTACGTAGGTGAAGTTAAATCAATAAGTATACCTGAATTAAAAAAGCAGTTTCCATATTTAACACCAAGTGATATGGAAGAGATTCAAAAGTATCCAGGAAACCAAAACTATACAAGGAATTGGAATGGTAGATATGATGATCAAACGGTTCAAGTATTATATTTTGAATACAAAACTTACACCGATCAAGTTTTTAAAATTAAAGAAACTCAAAGCGGTTTAGAAAAAGCTTTAGAAAAGCAAGACACCTTTTTAGAAGCTCCAACAAGCGATAAGTTTAAAAAAGCACATAGATCTATAGAAGTGTTATACACAGGTGCTAAGATACTAGGCTTTAATAAAATGCTTAATTGGGATATGTCTAATAATATGACAAGGCCAGAAGCTGACATATGCAAAGTGAATATGAATTATTCTATATGTGCTCCTAGAATGTACAAAGGAAGAATAGACTCTATAGTTAATAGAGTTACCACATTTGCCGACATGATACAGATAACACACCTAAAGCTTCAGCAGGTAATGTCTAGGATAGTTCCAGATGGTGTTTACGTAGATATGGATGGGTTAAATGAGGTTGATCTAGGAAATGGCACTAGCTACAACCCGGCAGAAGCTTTAAATATGTATTTTCAAACTGGTAGTATAGTTGGTAGATCTTTTACTCAAGATGGAGCTGGAAACCCAGGCAAAGTACCTATTCAAGAACTAGCTTCTTCAAATGGTATGAATAAGATACAATCTCTAATACAAACTTATCAATATTATTTACAAATGATAAGAGACGTTACCGGTCTAAATGAAGCTAGAGATGGAAGCACACCAGATAAATACGCTTTAGTAGGTTTACAAAAGCTAGCTGCTGCTAATTCAAATACAGCCACTAGACATATATTACAATCGAGTTTATACTTAACTTTAAAGACTTGTGAGAACGTGTCTATGAGAATAGCAGACTCAATTACTTTTCCTATCACTTATTCAGCTTTTGTTAATAGCTTATCCATGTATAATACTAAAACTTTAGAAGAACTAAGAAAATCTAGCTTACATGATTTTGGTATATTCATAAAATTAGAACCAGACGAGGAGGAAAAGCAGTTACTTGAGCAAAATATTCAAATAGCTCTAAAAGGAGGTCAAATAGATCTTGCAGATGCTATAGATGTTAGAGAGGTTAATAATTTAAAACTAGCTAACCAAATGCTTAAAAAAAGAAGAAAAGCTAAAATTAATCAAGAGCGTAAGATTCAGCAGGAAAATATACAAGCTCAATCTAATGCTAATGCTCAAGCTTCTGAAAGAGCAGCATTGGCCGAGTCTCAAAAGAATCAAGTTATAACAGAGCAAAAAATTCAAGTAGAACAAGCTAAGTCAGAGTTTGATATAAAAAGAATGGAAATGGAAGCTAGTATTAAAAGACAGTTAATGGAACAAGAGTTTCAATACAATATAGAACTAGCAAAAGCACAATCTGAAGGAAAGAAAAGTGTAGAAGAATCAAAAGAAAACAGAAAAGACGAAAGAACTAGAATACAAG